AGGATTAACAGAAAGTCCATCAATTTCAGCCCAGTCATATGTTATTGTTAATTCAATTGTCACTAAATCTTCAGAAGAATAATCAAGGCTTCCAAAGTTTACAGATTTTAAAATTGCTCCTCGAAGTTTCCATTCCTCAAGAACATTGCCTTTATCATCCAACTGGTTTATTGAAATAGCATCAAAATAAGCCTCAGTTTGTGACTTCGAGATGCCATCTATATACTCGGTTATGTTTGGGTAGTTAGGGTAAATATAACCGAAATTAAAGGCCTTATTCAGCAGCAATTGCGTCTTATCTGATGTGTCGACAATAGAGATTGTGACATCGTTCCAAGTCAGGATGCCCGGATACTTAAATTTATGATTTATAAGTTGATATTCGTTTGTTGAGATCTCGTATGATGGCTTTGTAACCGACTTGGCCCAATACCAAATGGCTTCTCCATCTTCAACACCATCGTTGGCATCAAGAATGGAGAAGCGATATTGTCTTTTAGGTGCAGCGTTGTTGGTCCAAAAAGCCATTTAACCTCTATTGGGGTGATCCGTACTTTGGATTGTTTGGAATCTCTTTACCATTATTATCGGGACTATAATTGGGGCCAGAACCGGGGTTTTTCCCGACCTCAAAATAAGTTGTTTCTTGGGCGAAATCCGGATGAGTATCAGGGAATGTACAAGTAGCCCAATCATATCTAATTGTTAAGTCAACGGTTCTCAAGTCTTCATTTGAATAATCTAGATCTCCAAACTTTGCTGATTTAATAAATGGCTGATTAAGAGTCCATTTTTCAACAACCGCACCGTCTGCTTTTAAAATCTCAATAACAATAAGTTGAAGCCCAGCTGCAATAGATCTGTTTTTTGAGATAGTATGAAATTGACTATCTTCTATTGATTGAGGGACCATATAACCAGAATTAATCAAAATCTGATTCATTACACCAACGGCATCAGGAGAAATAGGATCCACTAGCGTCATCGACACCTCAGACCAAGATACTTTTCCGGGAAAGTAATATTTACCTCCTAGGTAGTGATGCTCTTGTTCGCCAACATCAAAAGATGGAGTTGTAACGGTTTTAGCCCACCAAAGAATTCCATCAATAACAGTGTTTCCATCTCCGCTATTCTCAGATAAAAATTGTACTCTAAATCTAAAGTTTCTTTTAGGTTCTACACCTGCTGAAGTCCAAAAAGCCATTATATTAATCTCCCTTTATTGTAATTAGTATAGATCATTAGAATTGAACTCCGGATCTCGTGATTACAAAGTCAACTGCGATAAATTCGATTGCTTTGGCTGGCTTCACATAGATCTTGGCATATAGGATGTTTCTGTCCTGAAGATCTGGAGTGGTTGTGCTTGAATCAAGAATAACTTTGAACTCTGTGATTCCGCCTCGTGCTTTAATTCTATTAAGGACACGTTCTGATCTGCTCTTAAACTTGTTCCAAGTAACTTGGATGTTCTGGTCGAACAGGATGGTATTAGCAATTCTACCGATTCTCTTCTTGAGATAAATCATCATGCGACGAACATTGATTCTGTCAAGAGCCGATGGAGTTTGTTGAAGTGTCTTCTGTCCGAAGATTACAAACTCTCCTTGAAGTCGAGCAATTGGATTGATATCAAGTTCATAAAGATCATCACGATTTGCTTTATTCATGGTCTCAACAACAGAGAGAACGCTCGGACCAGCATTCCCGCCGAGGTTTGTAAGTCCACCACGATTGAATCCGGCAGGAGCAAACCAAGGAGCGCTCAATGCTTGTGATCTTGCAAGAGCACCGCAAGCAGCAACTGAAGGAGGAACAGGAGTCACAACTGTGTCGCCTTTCTGTTGAACTCTAACCCATGGGTGATATGCGGCAGCGTATGAGGAATCAAAGTTTCTAGAGCGAACAGCGGAGATAACACTTGCTAATGAGCCTTTACCTTCTTGAGAGGGCTTGGTTTCTGCTGAAGATGAATATGCGTCTTGAAGATCAATGATTGCAAGTGAATCTTGTCTATCATTACAGATGTCAATCATTCTGTTAGTAATGTCTCGATTATTGATACCGGGCAAAAGAAGAAGATCCATCTCAACATTCTCTGGGTCACTGGCGATGTCTAGTGCTTTATTCAAAGAATAGAAAGTATAGCTTGTGGATTCTGTGCTTCCAATGACGCCACTTCTATTATTAAATGGCTCAAGTTCTTTGATATTTAGACCATCAAATCCACCAAATAAAGGAACAATAAAGCGCTTAATTTTTGCATCAAGAAGTGCTTGGTCACCATTGGTTGCTGTATAAGAAGTACCAGCCAAACGAGAACCAGAAAGATAATATGCCTCAACATTTGTTGAATCATATACGACATCATCCAAAGAAAAAATGAAAGAGGTCACGGTTTCATCGGATGTCGTATGAGCATCCCAAGTGTAAGGCATTGCGCGAATCAAATCTCTATAAGATTGGTCCAACACACTAGACGCTGAAAGTTGTTGATTGATACCAAAGAAATCAGTTACTTTATAATTCGAATCTTGAACTCCCTTGGAATTAACAGTTGTCAATCTCAAAGTTGGAAAGTTAAAAGTAACGATTCTTTCGTCTGCGCCGTCTTTTGAGCCAACAAGAGCGAAACCACTTTGATCAGCATCGGCAATCTCTTCTGGAACACCGGGAAGGTTACCAGAGCCAACAACCATAGCAGTCAAAAGATTTGAACTATAATCGTTTGGATCAACAGGTCGTGCATTACTTCCGGAAAGACAGAAGCTCTTGAATTTTTGCGGACCATAGAAACCGAATGGAAGAGCATATTCGTCTTGTGGCTGTTGATCGTTTTTAAGAGCATCGGCCATTTCGATTCGAATATAATCGGATTGATTATTGTACTTTCCGACCATATTAAATTTCTTATCGCCATCATCCCAGACCATATTCATATCACCAATTCTTTTAAGAATATAGTTATCTGACACTGGATTCATAGAAAGATTAGAGAATTGTTCTATAAGACGATTGGTTCCCCATTCATAAACGCTGAGGGTGAAGGTTGAATTTTTATTAACCTGTGTTCCAAGTTTAAGTCCTTCAATAGCACAATAATATTGGTCTTGGAAAGCCTTCCCTTCATGAAGAGCGATAATTCTGAATAGCTTCTCAGCATTTTCTGGAGTGTAGCTTGTATTGTCCTCAGAAGGATCTCTGTTAATAATCCAACCAGACTTAGCAGCAGTAGCACCAAACTGATGATCTGAATATTCTGTTAAGTCAGCACGACTAGCACCGGGTACAACACCAGAGGTTCCTCCGGGACCGCCGGCCGATCCCGATGCCAGACCAAGCACAATGCCCAATTGTTGACCTGCTGTGCCGGTAGAAGAACCATCTCTATTAAGCATTTCTTCAAACGTTTCACCAAGCCAGTATGTCTTGAGATCAGATGTTTCGTTGATTGCAGTAGTAACTTTATGTGGAGTTGTATTAAAAACAGTTCTAATATAGTTTTTGCTTCCGGGGTCAAAGTCAAATACAACATTATCAACAACGGTGCCACTTGAATTTTTAATAAGAGCTCTAAATGTTGCTGCTTTGCCGCTTCCCAAAGAAGCAAACATAGTAGCAGAACCTGTGCCCTGAGTAGTACCAGCATTATCAGCAATTGTACCAGAAAGTTCAATAGAGCCTTCGTTCACATAAAATACAGCAGCCAAAGACCCTGTTGCGTTTGCTTGAGGATTTGAACTTGAAGGAGCAACAAAAAGACCAAAAGCGCCACCAGAGGCAGAATAGGCGGTGTCTAAATCTTTAGCTGTATCCCAGCCGGCAGTACCGATACCATGAGTAGCATTGTTAGAATCTTCACCCAAAAGACGAATAAAAGTAACTGGTGAATCGTTTGCTGCAAGCCATGCTTCGGCAGCAATGGCAGCATATGTAGGAGCGATGGTATTTCCTTGTCTCCAAACATCCATTGGGCCCGGTTGCGGACCATAAACAGGATTACCGAAAACGGTAACAAAATCATCAAATGAATTAATTTTGATTGGCTTCATTGAGGGGCCACGGAGAGCACGTCCAATCAAAAGAGGTCCATCGTCTTGCAATTGCGCAGGAACTGTACTTTGGTCAACCTCGGTTAATTGGATGCCGGGTGAAATAAAGTCAAATTTTCTAGGC